TTTCCGGGGATGGAAATCTTCCATTGGTAGAAGTCCGCGCTCGCCAAGGAATGCCACAGCAACGAGACCAGCAGGCCCAGCAGCGGAAGAAGTCGGCCAAGGCCGGAACGTGCGTTGTTACTCATCCAGTCACCCATGAAAAAGCCCCCTGCCGGAAACTCCGGAGGGGGCTTCCGCCTCGGTCTGTTCGGTTAGAAGAATTCGCCGGTCCGGTACCCGGTGATGAAGGCGCCGGCGAAGAACGCCCCCAACCACACCGACCAGAGCACCCGTTACGCCTTGCGCAACATGCTGTAGATCAGGCCGGCGACGGCCAGGATCACCAGGGCGCCGACGATGTAGCCGCCAATGGCCTTCATATCGCCCTGCCCATCGGTGATCGCCGATTCCACCGCGCTGGTGTCGATCACCCCGGCGAAGGCCGGCAGCGAAGTCGCGGCAGTGACGGAGCCGGCGATGCACAGGTTGCGGAACGAGGCGACCGGGCTGAACTTGGCGATGCGTTGCTTCATTGCTTTCATGGTGTTTCCTCTCTACTTGGCTTTACGAAGAAGTGACGCGACCCAGCCAATCAAAAGCCCCGTCACGAACGATCCCAGGACGCCAGCGGCACCGATGCCGAAGGCTTCCGGGGAGAAACCACCGTTGACCAGGATGTCCACGTATCCAGCGGCCTCGGGCGGAATCAGGTAGGCCTGTTGCCATGCGAGTTCGCGACACGCCATGAAGCCCTCGGGGGTCGAGGTCCACGCGGTACACACCTGCACAGCGACAACGCCTGACATAGCGATCAGTCCTCAAACAGCCAGGGAGGCCGCTAGGCC